AATGTTAAAAGAATACTTCTATGATGCAAGAGGATATTATCCAGAAGATGATTTTACTAAGGAAGAACTTGTAAATATAATATTAAAAGACATGGAGGGCAAATAAATGAATAATTTTCAAGTTAGTTGGATAAATAATGAAGGCTTAGAACTATATAGTGGTTGGACTGATTATGTAAGTGCAATTAATCTATTTAGAGAAATTTGTAAGGAAAAAGTTGATATTGACCAAGTAGAAGCAAGATTTTGGGGAGAAAATGATATTCTTCTAAAGAGATACAATAATATAGAAAATAAATATTATAGTTGCTAATAATAAAAGAGCCAAGGGAAATTACTTCTCTTGGTTCTTTTTTTCTATATATTTCACAAGTACAGTTGCACAAAAGTTTGATAAGGTTACTCTATTGTCTTTTGCCAATTTTTGCAATTGTTCTTTATATTCCTTTTCTATAACAAGATTAATTCTATCTTTATTATCTTTCAGAGCCATAAAATCACCACCTTTGAGATAATTGTACCACGCCTGAGAAAAAAAATAAATAAATTTTCAAAAAAGAGTTGCACAAAGTGGAGAACATATGCTATTATAATAGTAACAATAAGAAATCAAACAAGACAAGCTCTTTGAAAACTTAATAAAAATCTTATGAGGGCGATTTACCGTCCTAAGTCTGAGGAATAAGATTAAAAAGAATGGGTGTAAACTAATATTCTTCTTATTCACTCGGAAAATCACTTAGTTAATTTATATAAATTGCAGTGAGCGACATCGAACTCATAAATAGTCGTATCACTTGAAACTACTTAACTTTAAGTGTTTACATATCATTTAGATAAGGCGCTATCATAAGTACACTGCATAATATATCACTTGATATAAATGAATACATTGGAATTACTTAAATTAATTTTAGGATTTCATATTAACTATGTGGTATGTAAATAAGAGCGAAGGATTGGTACGAAAGAAATAGAGAGAAAATTTCATATTAACTAAGTGGTATGTAAATTCTGCTATTACGTCGCCTATTTTGTAAGGGCACCTAATTTCATATTAACTAAGTGATATGTAAATACTACAAACATCATGTAATCTCTACTTCCTTTTTAAAAATTCATATTAACTAAGTGGTATGTAAATAAGTGGCTCAAAATCCTTTTTAGGCTGTATATAGCCAGTTAACTATTAACTACGTGATATGTAAATGATGCATCAGAATACAATTCACATCTTACTTATTTGCGTTAGCTATTAACTATGTAGTATGTAAATGTATTTTATATTAATAAGGAGGTTTCATTATGATTACAGTAAGAAAATTAAAATTAACAGTAATAGGAACTGACGAAGAAAGAAAACAAGGCTATAAATTCATAAGAGATAGCCAATATGCTCAATATCAAGGACTTAACTTAGCAATGGGAATATTAAGCAGTGCATACTTAGAAAGCAATAGAGACATTAAATCTGATACATTCAAGAATGCACAAAAGAGTTTAACCAATAGTAATCCACTTTTCGAAGGAATTGCTTTTGGTACTGGTATTGATACTAAATCATCTATAACGCAAAGAGTAAAGAAAGATTTTAAAACATCATTAAAAAATGGATTAGCTAAAGGGGAAAGAACTATAACAAACTATAAGAGAAATTATCCTCTTATGACACGTGGAAGAGATTTAAAATTCATGTATGAAGGCGATGACATACTAATAAAATGGGTAAATAAAATAATATTCAAAGTTGTCTTAGGAGCAACTAAAAGAAAAGAAAATAGCATAGAGTTGCAACATACATTGCACAAGGTAATAGACAAAGAATATAAGGTAATGCAGTCAAGTTTATGCTTTGATAAAAATAATAACCTAATACTTAACTTAACATTAGATATACCTTATACACCTAAAAAGAACTTTGTAGAAGGTAGAGTATTAGGTGTTGACTTAGGAATTAAATATCCAGCTTATGTATGCTTAAATGATGATACATACAAAAGAGAACATTTAGGAAGTATTAATGACTTTATGAAAGTTAGAGAGCAAATGCAACAAAGAGCAAGAAATTTACAACAGGCTTTAAAACTTACAAAAGGTGGTAAAGGACGTACTAAAAAAACACAAGCACTAAATAGGCTAAAAGATAAAGAAAGAAACTGGGCTAAAACTTATAATCATCAATTATCTAAAAAGATAGTAGATTTCGCAATAAAACATCAATGTGAGTTTATAAATATGGAAAAACTTACAAAGGATGGATTTGGCGATAAATTACTTAGAAATTGGAGTTATTATGAGTTGCAAAATATGGTAGAGTATAAAGCTGAAAGAGTCGGAATAACAGTAAGATATATAGACCCAGCTTATACTTCTCAAACTTGTTGCATATGTGGTCATATTGATAAGGATAATAGACAAACTCAAGAAAAATTCAAATGTACTGAATGTGGATTTGAATTAAACGCTGACCATAATGCAAGTATTAATATAGCTAGAAGTGAAAAATTTATAAAAAATAAATAAACAAGTTAGAGGTGAAATAAATGGATAAAGAAACGCAAAGAAAAAATATATTCAATTATTTAATGGCTAATGAAACAACATTAGTGGCTGCCGCAAATATGATTAACAGTTGGGGAGGAAAAATATACGACCTATATGATTGCGAAACCTTTGAAGAAAAAGTAGAATGCTGCAAAATATATATAGGGGATGTTATTTTTTACTTAGAATGTATATGGCGACATAAAGACAGTAATGCGGAGTATTTAGAAGTATGGGGTTTTGATGAAGATGATGGGAATTTGGAATTAATGCTAACGGAGTTAATAGAAGCAAAATAGAATTCTAAAATATAAATTATTAAGGGGGATGTTAGTATGAATGAAGTAAAAAATAAATCTTATATTGAATGTCCTAAGTGTGGCAAACAAGCAACTATAAAATCTGCATCAAGTATATTCTTTAGTGCAGGGGCTATACTGTGGTTAGCAGGAGGTTGTTTACTTTGGATACCAATTATAGGCTGGATAGGTGCACCACTTGCATTTATATTAGGAACTATTTTCCTAGTAATTGGGATTATTGCAGCAATGATTGGTGGGGCAGTAATACAATGCACTCATTGTAATAGTACGTACAATTTAACAAAAACAGAATACAAAGAATTTAAGAAAAATATAAAATAAATAAAGGGGATGTTATTTATGATTAAAAAATTAATAAGCATATTAGCAGCAAGTATATTAGCAGTAAGTATGGTAGGTTGTAGTAATAATATAAATAAGAAAGACGATACTACAAATAATGTTAAGCAAGAACAACAAATAGAAAAGAAAAACACAAATACAAATAAGGATAAAGTAGATACTAATAAAGAAAGTACAAATAATAAAGAGCAAACCGAAAAAACTAATTCTAATACAGAAAAAAATAATACAACTAAGAAAGTTCAACAAACTAAAAAGAAAACAACAAATAAACAAGAACAACAAAAGGAAAAAAATACTAATAATGAAGAAAACGACCAAATATGTGCTATATGTGGCGAGTTTGTACCTGTAAGTGATATGTGTGAACGTAACGGAAAACCTGTACATTATGAATGTATCGGTGCTAAAAAACCTGGCAAAGCAATAGAAGATGAAATAACTCCTGATGATGATAGTGATGAAGATGCATGGATTAATGATGATAAACAGGAATTTATCAAATATACTGAAGATGGCAATACTGAATATTATTACAATGGGCACCCAGTAACAGAAGAAGAATATAATGGAAGAAAAGGACAATTTGGAGATTCTGACAGTATAAACGAAAAAATTATAGAACGTAATACACAAACACAACAAGATAATAACCAATCACAACAATACAATGACAAAGATGATGAAGAAATCCTTAAATAAAAATAAAGCTGGTAAGGAAAATAATCCCTACCAGCCTTTTTATTATACTTTCTTTACATATTTTTCAGATGCAGTTATATAAAGTCCACTTTCAAGTTTATACATTTTTGTAGATCCATTCTTAGGTGATACTTCAGCAACCACATCCAATATTTGCCCTTTCTTGACTGTAGTAACTGCTGAAGCATTCCAATCTGCCACTTTACGAACATTTAATTTATCTAAAGTTTGTATTTGGAATTTCTTTGTAGTTGCCTTGGTTTCTTCCTTCTTAGGTTCTGCTTTTTTACCATCTACATAGTTTTTTACATCTTTAATGAAGTGACTGAAGCCATCTGGAGAACATCCATATCCCCAGAATGCAGTACCTGGACAAGTTTTAGCACTTCTTGAAGGATTATATTTGCCTAAATAAGTTCCTCCAGCAGTAAACCAACAATGCGGTCTTATATGAGAAGTGTTAACTGGGATATCAAATCTCTTACACAACTCACCATAAAGATATATTACTGCCTTCTTTTGTGCAGATGTCATTTTATCGTGGCCTTTATCAAAACAACCATATATTTCTATACATATAGCATTTGTGTTCCATTTTCTAATTCCTATTGGAGTAGAATTAAGATTTCTTCCTGTAGTGATTTTGCCGTCTGGAAATACATTGAAGTGCTGAGCTATAAAATGTCCATGCCCGTCACTATCATGCCATGTAGATTTTCCATAAGAATCCAAAGATTGAGTTCTTCCAAAATGTGGCTCTGAAAATACTTTTTTATCTGTTTTTTCCCACGTACTGTAGCTAGGCATATCCATGTGATGCACTTGTAATTTAGTTATTGTTCTACTTACCTTTTGTTTTGCCAACCAATTTTTTACATCTTTTTCATTTTCTAATAATGTAAAACCATTTTTAGTCTTCATTATTTATCACCTTCTTTGTTTTCAATTAAATTTTTAAAAGCTTGATGAAGTCCTACAGAACTTAAACCACTCAACATCCCTCCTAGTAATACATTTACATTAAAATAGCCTGCTATAAAGTAGTTTAAAACCACTCCTATGCAGGCCATGATTAATGGTATATATTTATTAGGTATAAAATTTAAACTTGTTTTTATTACATATCCAATACAACAACATACTAATATTACTGCAACTACTAAATAATTACTTATAACACTTAAATCTAACATTTATCTCTCTCCTTTATTTTCTAATTCCTTTATTTTTTCTTCAACAACACTCATTCTGCTTATAAGATTATTATGCTTATCCACCCTATTACTCAGAATAGATATATCTTCTTTTATATTCTTTATCTGTTCTTGTATTACTGCAGTTGTCTTGTTATTGCTAAAGTAAGAACCTGCTAGGGTTCCAACAAATGCTAGTATTGCAACAATTACTTCTGTATTCATAGACAACACCTCTATTCTTAACTATGTTTTACTCTATCCTTGAGTTCATTCAATTTTGCATCGTTCCAAGTCGTTGTATCACCTACCAAATAGCCTGTAATTCTGCGAATTCTTTGGAATGGAATTGGAACTACTTCATATTTCAAATCAACATAATCTCCATCCAATTTTACAATTAAACTTTTTATTTGTTGCCCTGGATTTTTCTTTTGAACATAATCTATATATGCTTGTTTCTCTCTTTCATCTAATTCTACTGTACACCCTTCTTCATTCCAGCAATGAAAATCCATAATATCACCCCTTTTTTACATTAAAAAAGGACCTAAAATTAATTAAGTCCTTTAACTTTCCCTATATTGATTTATAAAGTACAATTATCCCTATTATAGACAAAATACCTATTAATATGCCTATTAAACATAATACTAATGCTATATATAATAAAGCCATGCCAACACTCCTTTTTATTAGAAAGTATTAACATGACTTCATTTTTATAAACATATTTCTTACGCAATTGATTCAAATTGTGAACTAATTTCTGCTATATCTCAAATTATTAAGTGTTTTTTCTAAATTGGCAATAACATCATCATGACCCGCTGCTGTTAAATGTAATTTATCTGTTTGCCAATATTTAGCTTGGTCTAATGTGTTAGTGTGTTGGTGCCAATTAAAGCAACAATCTACTATAGGTAATGAATATACTTCGGCCATTTCTCTTACAATATTTTCTTTTAAATACATTTGTTGAACACCTTTATTTGGGTTAGATGGTTGAAGTATTACTACTATATCTGCATTTTTAAACGTACTTAATAATGTTGTGAATATATAATTTAATGCTCCATATAATGTCTCTTTATTTGTTTCATCTATACCACTACCAATTCTGTTTATGCCTTTATCTTCATCTATAGTAGTCCAGTCATTAGCACCACCCATAAATGTTATAAGTTTTACATCATCACAAGTATAAGAAGTACCATTTAATGTATATCCACCTTCGGCCTTGTATTGAGCTATTGCTTCATCAAGTCTTATCCAAAAGGCGTGGAAACCTACTGTGGAGCCGTCAGCACTTCCTGCAATAGTAGAACTTGCTAAACCTCTCGGGTCTTGCACTAGCCCATGCTTAGTAGCGAACGCATCAAAATGATTTTTCATATATGCAGTATAACTATCACCCAAAGTAAACATTATTCCACCATTATACTTTTTTATTTTATCCGTAATTTGGTTAGGAGTAACAATAGGGTATAATCTTTTACCTTGATATGTAAGAGTTGCTTGTCTTGCACTTCCTTCATTATCCTCAAACGTAGAGTAACCAGTTATATCAAAAGTGTTAGATGTTGTACCACCTCCGCCACTTATTTCAATAGGATTTCCGTTCCCATCATAAAATGTTGCCATTATTTATTCACCTCCAATGTTTTTAGATAATCTATCATATCAACTAACTGTACTTCGCTCAATGCTTTATTATATACTGCCATTTGTGTTAAATAACCATTATTATTTCCACCTAATACTCCAATTCCATTTAATTGGTCATACCATCCCTGGAAGTCATTTATTGTGCTGCCATCATTAGTTTGCACTAAGGTAGTTCCAAAGTATAATTTAGATATATTACCATCTACGATTAAAGTAACTGTATCATATCCTGAGTCTAATCTAGAACCTAAACTAGTAATGGCTAAATTTGCTGTACTACTTGTTGTTTTATACTTAGGTTTGTAATTAAGTTTACTAACGTTACTTACTGCCGCATACTCATTAAAGAATAAAGGTGATGATGTATTAGTTAAATAGCATTTAAATATAGCAGTAAATGAAGTTCCTAAAGATACGCTAGTTGTTCCTACTGAATTTGGATTATATGACAGAGTCCTAGTAATCTCTATACCATAATTGTCTTGTTTAGTAACTGCATCATTTATCCACGTGAACAATGAACCATTACCTTGTGTAGCACCTATTATTGTACTTTTGCCAGCACCCTTATTATCATATTTAACATTTCTAAAGTCAAAATAATTCACAAGTCCATCAGTTACCATCTCACTACTAGATGAGCTACTAGTAGCAGTAATTGTAATAACTATATTTCCAGTAACACTAGCTATATTTATAGACCCATTATTATATGCAGTAGAAGTGATATCCACTCCACCCATAGTAATACTTACACTAGCATCTGTTAATGTGTAACCCTCAGCAGGAGTAATAGTAGCAGCATAATTACTATTCTCATTAACACTTGTGCTAGTATTACTATTGCTACAATGAGTTAAATTATTTGTAATAGTGTATGTTTTTACAGTTGGTGTATCCCCTCCACCACCTTCATTATTACCTAACGCGGATATTAATGCAGTTATATTAGCACTTTGATTAGTTGTATATACTGCGTTTTGCAATATTGTTTGTAATAAAGTTTTAGCAGTAGAATTAATGCCACCAGTACCGGTTAATTTACCATCTTCTATAGCTTTATCTATTGCGGTGTTAATTTGCTCCTGTGTAGGTTGACCGGCATTCTCAACTTTTTTCGCAATATCTTTATATTGTGCAGCAACTTCATTAACTGCACCTTTAACATCTTTAGCAGTTGTAGTTAATTCCTCAGTACCTAAATCAGTTTTAATAGTATTTATATCACTTTTTATTTCTGTGTCATCATACGATGTGCCAGTTCCACCTGCAGGTAATTCAGTACCACTATCTAATTTTGTTCCATCCTCTTTTGCTAGGTATATTTTCCCACCTTCTACTATAGATTTAGCAGGCATTTTATTTACTTTGTCTACATTGTCTTTTGCTACTTTTTCAAGTTTATTTAATTTTGCACTAGAGATTACATCTCCATTTCCCCAATTAGTTTGATTGTAAGTTCCGTCACTATTATAAGTATCAATTGCATCTCCATCTAAACTAAGCATAGATACATCTGCTACAGCACTGTTAACTGTTGCTATGTCACCTTCTTCAAACAATGGTTTTAGAATATGTACTGCACCTTTTATTATTGGAAGTGATCTTATACTTTCTTGACTTTCATTAAGAAGTCTTAGTTGTAAATCATAATCTCCTAATTCAGTATCTTCATCTATTAATTGTCCCTCTATTACAAATACAACTTTACCATCGTCAGTAGCTTGTATTGGGAATTCCTTTTTCACCTCTGCATTTTTATACCACTTAACTTGTGCATAGGATGCTTTATATTTCACTAGTAAGTTACTTAAATCATCTGACTTATATCTGTATTTATTATCTACAATTTCTATTAACAATTTAATATTTCTATCATTCTTATATAGAAATATTTCTTCATCTAATTTGGCTGTATTCTTTGAAACTGTCAACTTACAATCGGTTGTGATGTAATCATTATTAGCCATTTCAAACACCTTCCTTTCAAAATAAAAAAGAGAACTAAAAATTTAATTTTAATTCTCTGCTTATTTATCTATTTTATCTGTGGATTTTAATTCTTCATTTTCTTTTTTAAGTTTATCTATTTGTTGCTTATATATTTCACATTGAGCTTGAAATAGTACTTTTTGATGATTAGCTTGTGCCAATTCTTGTTTATATATTTCAGTTATTATATTTATTGCATCCATTCAATCACCTCCTATTCTGTATAAGTTACCTTCATTGTTACACTACCAGAGCATACGGCATAGCTACTAGCATTATAAGAAGATTGAATACCAAATCCTTTTATAGTTCCGTTTGATAGCGCATTTAATATAGTACTATTTGTAATAGTTAATTTACCACTATCACCAACTGCTATACTTACACTACCACAACTTGAGCCATATGAAGGTTTTCCACTTGGTCTACTTGCATAGTTATGAGTTTTAACTGCTATTGGGACTGCTGCATAAGAACCACCTGATATTCTCTTAATAGTAAGTTCAATTTTACTAATATCTTTGCCCTTGAATTGGTTGAATTGAGTACCAAAGAACCAACATCCATTACAATCACCGTAGCCATAATCACCTTGTCTTGCAGTATTATCTTTTTTCCAGTTGTTGTATACACTACTTCTATAGGTATCACCACTGTTAGATTTTATTGTTATAGTCTTTTTAGTTGATGTAGTAGGGGCTTTGCCTGGGTCTGTGGTTTGACTACCTCCAGCAAATGTTGCTTTTGCGTGCTGTATAATTTGTCCTGGTAATGTTTGAGCGGTATTTGCAGTTAAACCACCGCAGTGAGCTGCATTGGCTATTGTTATAAATGCACCACTAGTAGTTTGAAATCCGTATTCACTACATACACCGGCGGAACTCGCATCGTGTATTCTTGCACAGGCACTACCTCTGTACCCTATTTCACAGTTAACTAATGTAGTATTTTTAATATACATTGAGGCAAAGGCATCCCCGATATAACCTACAATATTACTTTGCCCATCACTGTGTTTATTATCACTACCATAAACTTTAACGCTGTATGTATTGAGTGAACTACTTTCCTGCGATATAATACTACCAGTTCTACCAGCTACTGCACAACCTGTGTCGGGGTGGACAACACCGATTTGTCCTTCTTCGGTACCTGGCCAGCCACCATATACCCATAATTTGGCACTACTCATATAGTTTCTAATGTATCCGTATAATGTGTGCCCATCTAAATAAAGTCTTATTTGTCCACTAGTATAATTTTGGAAGTCAGCATTTTCGGTTATATCCCCACGCATCCATATATTTATTCGTTTACCATTAAGAAATTTAGGTAAGGCATCTATTACTCCTCCCATTGTTTTATATACTGCACCTTCTGTTAATTCAACATCATCACTACCTGATGAAGGGTCTATTTCAATTTGTATATCGTCATCCAGTGTGCTTGGATATTGTGCATTATTTATTTTATTGGCGGTGATTGTATCAGCAGTTAATTCACCTTCAACTGAGAAACTATCTCCTACAACTTCACTACCTTTTATTTGTGCTCCAACAATATTTCCTTCACTATCTACACTAAAAGTATTACCTTGATTCCTAAAAGTACTACCTATAATAGTTGCTCCTGTAATAGTTTTACCATCAATAGCCCCATCAACTATCATATCACCATCTACTTTTACTTGTTTTGTTATTATATTTAATGCATCTTGTGTTAGTTGCATTGAACTTGTACTATTACCTCTAACCCACCAAGAAAATCTATCAGATAATTGTTGATATTGTGTTTCAGCAGCTTTAATTACAGAACTTTTAGTAATAGCTGCTACAGGTATAGTTTTGTTTACAGTTGTTTTTCCTTCAATATTAATAGTTACGTGTATTTCTCCCGCATTACCTGTTACTGTAAGGAGAGTGATTGTTTTATAATCACTCTCTAATTTTGCAGTACAGTTAGTAGTGTCGGTTATAGTTACTTTATATTGACCAGTAGTTGGTGTACTATCAACTGCGACTAATTGAGTAGTTCCATTATAGATGTTAATTTGAGTATTATTACTAGTTTCTCCTACAACTGTTTTATTAATTGTTGTAGTAAATTGGTTACTATATATCGTAGTACTCGTAGCTGGTCTATCGACTTTTGTTGTGAATAAATTACTGTATATTTCACTCATAAAAAATCACCACCTATCTCAACGTACCATTGCTTACTGTTAATGTTACACTTCTTGATACTCCATCTTGTGTTGTGGCAGTTATTACAACACTACCATTAGCCCCTGCATAAGTAGTACATAATCCACTATGAACCCACACTAATTTACTATCACTAGATGACCATGTTAATGATTTATTAATACAATTATCATTAAAAGTAGGTCTTACCATACAGTTGTGAGAATTATCATTCCAATCCATAGCAGTTAAAGAGAAGTCGTTAGAATTTAATACTAGATTATCAGTACTCAATGGATAATATTTAACCCAATCAACATATTGTGTTATTTCAGTTGTATCACTATCTGGAGTACCGCCACTAGCACCAATCGCTTGGTTAAGTAAAATAAAGTGTGGTATATGGAATGCTCTGTTATCAGTAGCACTTGTTCTTGATAATTCATTTCCATCAATAGAGAAAATCAAACTACCATCTGTATTCCATTGCATTGCAAATTCATGCCAATCGCCAGTAGGATAATTATTGTACCATACACGTCCACTTTCCTCTTTTTCATTGAAGAACGTACCACAAGTTAATTTTCCATTATAGAATTCCATGACGTCAAACTCACCACAATAAGCCCACCATTCACCTAATGTATCAGGACTACCATTTTCCTTATATCCAAATTCAAAACTATCACCTAAAGTCCAAAACGCACCGAATGCTCCATTATAATTACATGCTCTAACTCTAGCAACTATCTTACCATACATGAAAGCAAAATGTTTTTTTGAAATAATAGAAGCAGATGTCCAAGAACCATCACTTGCTTTTTTACCTCTTAAAGCTAATATTCCGTCGTTAACTTCAGCATTTGTATTTGTATATTTTTGAGTTTCACCATTTCTTACATATCCTAATTCATATGACCACTTACGTGAATCTATTGTGCCACTTGAGAAGTCATCAACAACGTATGCTCCATCACTATCTAATAATTCACTTGGTGTAGTTGTACCACCACTACTTGATTTAGTTAGTGTTCCAGTTACTTGCGTATTATCACTTGTACCACATATTCTAATATATGAAGCACTTGCTGGAACATTAATTGTTGTTGATAATGAACCAACTGACCAGTCTGGAGTATTGTTTTCTATAAATCCTCCTGAATCATTACCTAAATAAGTATCACTACTATTATAGAAACATACACAAACATAACTTACAGGATTTAAATCAAGTGTATATTTTCCAGATGGAGTTACTGCTATTTTATCCACTGTACTATAATATTTTGTATCTGTAGTATCAGTAACTACGCCGTTATCCAATTTTTTATATTGAGTAAAAGTTAATCCACTGTTATCCACTAATGTAACTGTGAATACATTACTTGTCTTAGTTGTACCCTTAGCAGTTGTAACTCTTATAGCCATCTTGTATGTTCCAGCATTCGCTTTATCATCATGTAAAAACTTATGGTTATTCCCACTAGAGGTAACTTCACTAGTTTTATCGTAGAATGTATGTCCACCATCCCATGATACTTCATGTTTTGTTACTGGTATATTTGTGGAATATTCTATATAGAATGGTGTTTTAGTATTTTGTGTTATATTTGATATATTACTTATAGTTAGTGTTTCAGTAGTATCACCACCTCCAGTGCCTCCACCACCAGTAGATTCCGTATATACACATTTTAATTTACAGTTACTATATGTCCCATTACTCCAACTACTAACATTGAAAACAGCTGTAGTGTTAGTAAATGAAGTAGCACTAGTGTACGAATTACCTCCATCTTTACTAATTAATATATCTGTAATATTGGTAGCGTCCGTTGTAAAATTAACTGTTAATGTATCTTCAGTTGTACTGGGGTTACTTGTTACTGTTATACTTGCCATTTTATTACCTCCTTTAATCACAAGTAGTTACAAGACACTCTTTACTAAGTATTATAGTATAGCCATCCAAATTCTGAATTGACTCTTTTATTTGATTTAATCCCTCTTTTGTTGCATATGTATCACTAACTGTCATCTTGAACCCATCTAAAGACTGCTCTAATTTTGACTGTTTACTAGTTACATCATTTACATTGGTTTCTAATTTTCCTATTGTAGTTGTATGTTTATCCACAGTGTCTTTTGTACTATTATATTCATCCTTTAATTGTGTTACAGTTCCGTCCGTCTTAGTTATAGTTGTATTACTAATAAGACTGGATATTTGACCTTGAGCAACACTGATATTAGTTGTATTAGTAGTTACTTGTTCAATAACACTGCTTAAGTCTCCATCTACAGTAATATTCTTAATTGTATCAACTGTCTTTTTAAGCTGATTGAATGATACATCTAATGTCTGTTCAGTATCATCAAATTTTATATGACTCGCTTTTATGGTATTAGTATTATTATTTATACTACTAATAACACTACTTATATCCAATTTACTACCAGCGATATTAGCATTATCATTAACCATGGCATCTACTATTAATCCATTAGCTACTGCACCGGATTTAATACCTTTTTCATCTATTAATACACCTGTGCCAGTAGCATCAAATAAGCTGAATGTAAAATTACCTGTGGCATCTTTTCCTATTTGAATACGTACATTGCCTTTGTCATCTTTAAATTGTTGAAGATTGCCTTGCAATAACATACTTCCATCTTTTGATTGTATTTGCACATTATTTGTATTAAGAATACCTGTATTAATCTTATTGGCACTAACAGTATCAATCATTGCGTCCTTTATTAATGCATTAGCTATAGTTACTTTATCACTTGTTAATACTAAAGAGTGGATATTATCCATAGTTAAGTTTCCGCCTATTAACGTTTGTATCTGTGCTACTGTAGCTTTTAAGTTAGTGATAGTCGCATTAATAGCATCTAAATCTCCAACATTTAAATTATCTATTTTAGCATTAACTGCCGTAAAATTTTTAGTAGTAAGGTCTTTGAACTCACCATAGTCAGCTTTTATCTTTTGTGCTTCCAACTCTACTACTTTTAGTTTGGGTACGCTTTCTCCATCTAATAATAAATTACCTTCATCATCTATATATAGCCATGGAGCCTTTCCATCTTTTGTAAGTGTCTCTAACAGTTCTTGTAGATTTTGTGGAATTTTAGTATCAGGGTCAGTTTGTAATGCTTTTGTTTCAGGGTCACCACATAAATCAGTTATAGTTTGTTTAGCAGTTTCCATGTTGTTAGTTGCGTCTTGTAGTTCTGCACTCATCTCCTCTGTCATTTCTTCTGTACTTAATGCTTGCATTAATACACCAACAATTCTATCCATAGCCTCATTATAATCTTCTCCGGCTTGTTGAATATCACCTATTTTGGGATCCTCACATTCTTCGTCTTCTATACCTTCAACTTGCACATCAATTCTATCTTGGTCATCTTCTACAGTGTCAGGTACTTCATAATACGTATCATCTTCTGTAGTATCGTCAGAAGCAGCTACAGTAGCTACTTCTGGTTCCTCTGCAAATTCTTCCATATCCTCATCTAGTGTTGGCCATATAATTATCTCACCGTCATCATCATATACGGGTCTGTCTACACGCTCTTGTCCATCACCTATCATATATTCACCTCCTATCCTATCATAAATCTGCCTACAAATAATATATTTTTACTCGCAAGTTTTTTTACTTTCACTTTCCTAAATACGCCACTTGATAATCCATTAGTACATTCAAGTGCCACATAATCTCCAGCTTTATCTTTTTCTATTACTATGGCAGTATGTGATATCGCCATGAATTCACCATTATTTTTACTGTCAGCGTCCATGAATATTATATCTCCAATTGCTAGATTCTTAAATGTTTCTAAATCTGCTACATCTACTACCCAGTTTTTCTGTACAAAATATTTTCCTATATTAGCTTCATTTCTAGTACTTGGTATAGCCCAGCTAACACTATTATTTCTATTATTATCAGTCTTTTTCTCGTTACCAAAAGGAGATTTTTCATAAGTCCAACCTGTTAATACGTAGTTAAGAAAACAGCTATCATCTATTTGATATTTATTGTTGACCTTCCATTTACTAATGTTTTCGGATGGATTCTTGAAATCTGCGGGAGTTGTACTATTATAACTGAACTTACTATTATTATTATAGTAACTATTAGCAATTTTAACTAGATCAGCTGAATATTTAAATAATGGTTGTGCATAATTAGTGCCTTTTTTCTTAGCTCCAACACTTCCTAAATACGGCTTGTCACTTATTGTAGTGTCGGGATTATAATACACAGATACAATATAAGTAGTACCTACTTTAGGTAATAGTACTCCATTCTTACAGTCCACACCTTCTAGGTATACTGTGCCAGGTTGTATTAGCTTGAATCCTTTTGCAGTAGTGAATACAATACGTGCATAGTAACTATCATTGTAATTTGTTGATGAAGTTGCCGGCACTCTAAATTGTAATTTTGTTAGTGGTTTATTATAAGAGTATACACGTTGACTGTCTAACATTTTATTACTTGTAACACTGTCGCTCTCCCATTCTGCTCCCTCACCAAAGTATAATATCTTTTTCTTATACTCTTTATAATAAGTCTGAGTAGATGTTTTATCCTTCATTCTATACCCGTCGGTAGTTAAGCTGCTAAGCCAGTAATATTTATCAGTGGTATCACACATATCCTTTGGTTTTCTTAAGAATATTACGTATTTTGTTTTATTGCAGTAATCCAACATCATATTATTAAGTGAGTCTATTGCTTCATTCATTTGTTTGTAGTTGCCTGATTGAGAACTTCTTAAACGAGCTTCCTCACATACAAATATAGGCTTTTTAGGGTATTTCTTTAGTAAGGCTTTTATAAGAGATTTATAATCTTCCACAACGTTATCCACATTATCCCCTAGTGCAGGAACTCCAAATGCTAGCATTACATGACTGACAGTCTTAGGATATGGAGTTTTGTCAGTAACTCCATTGACAGTGATATTAGTAATAAGTTTTCCACCTTCTACAAAATCTTTAGGTGCAGCACTGTTAAGTCCTTTAAAAGTAATTTCATAAGTTGTTCCGTCGTCATCATCCACTATATCTTTTGGAGGTGTTGGTTTTGTAGCTGATTGATTTTTCACTTTTGCCTCTTTATCCGCTCTTGCTAAATCCCATGGTCTAAGTATTATACCATGTGTATACCAATGAGACATACTACCTCTTTTACTATATGTTATACTCATGTCTTCATATCTTATAGCATCTGGCCATTTATGCCCTCCACTAGCATGGGCTATCATACGTTCACCCTTAACTTTTCCACAATACACAACTACGTGGTGAGTACCGGCTTTGGCATATTTAGAATCACCACCTGGTTTTGATGCCCAAGTAACAGTTACATTTGAAGGTACAGTCGCATTACTTAGCATGATTAAGTCTCCAGGTAATAATTCATTAATTGTTGTGCTTGTTAATTTCTTTAATGTATATCCACTATATTTTGTAGCATATCTCACTAGAGAACCATAAGCACAATTGGCACCACCGTATTTTGCAGTTACACTTCTAAGTCCAGCATATAGATATGCACAACTACTAAGAGAAGAACACACATAACAGTATGGATTTTTAATACCATGTATAGTACCTTTAACTCTAAATCTTTTACTATCATCATATATACAAGCTCCTGCATAGTAAGTAGCTTTTTTATATTTCTGGTGTAATTCACATATTTCCTTAGCCTTATTGACTATTTTCTTTCTAACGTTTTCAGCAACACCTTTTTTATTAGTAGTGTTACCCTCTATTTTCCATGTAGGGGCACTCTTAACACTTGCTGCTCTAGTCATTGCGGATTCAGTTGATACAGCAGTAGCTTCTGCGCTCTTATTTGATGTACCTGGTTTTATTGCTCCATAGCCTCTTTTTCTACCTTTTTCGTCAATACAATATGGTAATTGTCCGTCTACTACCTTATACCATCTTAAATAGTATTCTATATTTTTTGCTGTACCCGCGTGTTTTGTAGATACATACCAACTTCTACCGTTAGCCCATGCGGCAGTACCTTTTTCCAATTCTTTGAAATATAAAGATTGTACTTTAGAACTTTGTACTGTATATCCATATCTATTAACCCATGATAAACCATTTTTCATTGCAACATATCTACATATTAATAAATCGCATCCATATAAACCAAAGTTATATCCAACCAATGCGGCGAATATGTTCCATTTAAAACGTTTTAAGGATTTTCTAAGTTCATTACAACCAAACATTACTTGATTAGCTACACCCTTATCCACTTTTACCCCGTTAATAGTACGTGTACCACAACTTTTAGGTTTCATAGTACTATAGCTTGGGGTAAAGTAGTCTTTACTACCATCCTTAAATTCTATAGTTTGTTTTTTTCCAAAATATGCGTCCCTTTCACATTGCATAAGTCCATATCCTCCACCACTATACTTAGTAGCGTCATATGGATTGCCACTGGATTCTGCATATATTATTGCATAAACTAGTTGTGGGTCAAGTCCAAATTTTTTACTATAATGTTCTACCATAACATATATTTTCCAATGGTTGGATTTACTTCTCAAATTTTTTAAATCACTATATTTATCACTCCATTTACCTAAGTCGAATTTAGCATAATAATCTACTGCCGCTTTGTATTGTTTTGCAGTTTTACTACTATCTTCTTTTTTATCAGGTTGTGGTTGAGTAGTAGGTGTTTTACCTTTTATTTCTCCACATTTGTATTTTATACAGTCATGAATTCTACTATCTCCTATCCATAATCCATTGTCTATTTTCTTTATATTTATTGCTCTATAATCTTCTGTGTCCTCACTTATTTTACTTGTATCATCTCCAGGTTTTACTGGGTCAGGTACTACTTTATCTGTATATTGTTTAATAAGTTTATCAATTAATTTTTTATCCACTCCTAATTGATTTAGATAATTTCTAATAGCAAGTAAATCACTAGCGGTTAATTTACCATGTTTCTTTATAATGTCTACAACATCATTAACTATGTCATCTTTATTTAAAGATTTCATTTTGCTACGTATTTCCTTGTAGTTACCTAGTGTTACACTGTTCTTAGTTCTATCTGTAAAACTAATTTCAAACTTTGTAATACGTGCCTCTAATTGAATTGGTGGGTTGAATTTTCTACTCACAACATAGTTAGTATCACCGACATCAATCTCCTCATAATCTCTTTCATTCATATATATAGGAATTTCATAACTAAATTTAGTCTTGTTTAATTCCTTTAATTTGACATACCCTTCGTGTATTAATGTGTATATATCATCAGCATCACTTTTGTATTTCATTAATACGTATTTGCCACCATTATTAAGCATTTCATGTGCTTTCTCATCGAAAATGTAGTTCTGACCAAGGGGTTTATCCGTTGGATCTCCTTGTTCTTTTTCCCATTTTACATTACTAATAGTAAGTCCATTTTTTCCTATTGGTATAATACCACTGCAAAAGTTTGTAATATCTCCAGTACGTTTCATGCCATAACTATTTCTATCACTTTCAAAACGTTTATATCTTTTAGTGCCACGCTCTCCACTTGCAAAACAGTCTACATAAAAATTAAATTTACCTCTTTTTATATCTACTGGAACTGTTCTAAATTGCCATTCACATTCGTATAATATTGAAGTAGCATTTTGTATAACTGAATATACACTAGTAACTTCTGTAGTCTCTACCCTAAAGGCTTCCTCATCTAATGAAGGACTTACATATCCTACTTTGTAATTAGTGTCCATCAATATTGTTTCTAGTAGTTTTGTAGCGTTCCCATCTGCCACAAATTTTTCTACATAGCTATTATATAATTCAATTCCTATAAACTCCGCATAAACTGTAATAGTTACGTCGTCTATATGTTCAATACTAGTTGTTTTCTTAATTTGCATCAATTTGAAATTATCTTGCCAATAAAATCCAATGTAATTACCTTCTAAAAATATTGGTTGGTCTTGATAACTTACTTTAAAAGAGGCAGTGTAAGTTTCTGCCCCCGTTAAAAGTTCACTGGTATATGTATCATCGTATACTTTTATACTAATTGTGTTTATGGTATTTATAATTTTTATCAGTTTTTTCGTGTTGTCTAAAATATATAAGTTTTTATTCATACATATACCTCCTATTCGCTGGTTAAATTCAAATCTTGGGATGGTGTACTTCTGTCCTCATCAACCACACCTAACCATTTTTCCCTTATTAATACTCCGATACTGGCAGTAGTGTCGTCGCTAAATACTTGTAATGTTGTTTCGCCTTCATCTACAGTAAAGTATGAACTACCGATATCTACTAAATCATTTCTCAGCTCATTGTTTAAATAGCAATCACCATTCTCAAAATCCAAGTCTAATTTATCACCTGCTTCAAAGTATTTTATATTAGAAATCTCCTCACTCTCCGGATTCAATTCATATACTCTTATATCACTAATACCGACTCCACAAGCATTTTCTAACTTATCTGCCATTGTTCCTAGATATATAGCTAAGTAACTTAATGGTTCGGTAGAGTATTCACTACTACGTTTGTTATTAGCTGATACAGATTGTGTAAATGTCCCATCATCATTCTTTTGTACTTGAGCACTATATACATAATATTGTCCTGTCTTTTTTCGTGTTAATGTAAAATATGCATTGGCATCATTCCAACTACCATACTGACCACTCATATAATGATTAGTAACAGTTTTACCGTCTGCATCAACTGTTTTGTCTGTCTTTTCCTTTGGATTATCATTACTTGTGATTAATATGGATTTTTTACTTACACTTACCTCAGCTTGGTTATATTCAAAATATGGGTTAATGTCACCTAAATATAATCTAAATATTTGAGTACCATTTATATCGAAGCCATATACCTCAGCTATTCCTGTCTTATGGTCTGCGTATGCAGGGTCATTTGTGTAATCTACACTCGTATCCATACCTGCTGCTCCTTTAAGGTTATCTACATTTATATATCCATAATGATTTTTACCATTTTTATCTTTCCAAGGTTTATAAATTCTATAAAATTTTACTGTTTGTTTACTGTTATTAGAATCTGTATATGTGTATGTATACGTTCTTTGTATTATTCTAAGTACAGTACCATAAGGTATAGTACATTCCACTTTACTACCTAGGTCAGGCTTTGTATATACAACACAACTAGCTCCTGTTAGTGTTTTACTTGGTGTAAGCCACATATTAGCTACTGTAAATTCTTGCACAGTACTCTTTGAATTATCTTTTATTTTCTGAGTTAGGTATTTAGCGTATACATAATATGTCTTTGTTTTGTATTTTATCTTTGCCCATCCATTTTGTATAGTAACCTCTGTTAATTTTGTTCCCTTTGGGATAATCCCCTTAGATGTGTAATTAGTTCCCGGTCCGGTTCTGTAATTAAGTCCATTGGCATTTACTTCGTAATATTTAGTCTTAGTACCAGAAACTACAGTTTCTTTTACTTTTTCTTGTTCACTAAGAAAGTTATTTGGATCACCATTTTTACCACTTGACCTACACTGCATTCTCACCATTACTTTAAAGTCATCTATGTTCTTACTTAATGCGATACGGGCACAGGCACCCTTTATTTTTTCTGAGCTATTACCTAATTCACTAAGTATAAAACTTTCACCTCCAGATGATATAGTAAAAGAACCATCTGTGCCACGACCTGCATTAATATTAGCTCCGCTCTGAATTAAAGTTCCTACACTTGTACATGGGTCATGTAGTATTAATGTTTGTTCACTCTTTGTTGTACTTAATTGTAGTTGTGGATAATCACCTACTAATATTTTTTCTCCAGTTTTATTATTTTGTACCTGTGCAAAATGTGCATCTGCTCCAAAGCCTATACTTACATATGGTAGAGTTGCTAATTCACCATTGTTCTCAACTACTACAGTCTGTTGTCCATCCTCAGCATTGTAGGCATGTACATTATCACTATAACTATATGGTGTATGACATATTAGTTCAATGTCAGCATACCCACTCATACTATTCTTTTTCTTTACTTTTAGTGCACCTTTCAGCATTCCATATATAGTGATATTCTCACAGAATTTTATTGGTACTTCTTGTTTAGTATTTAGTATATCATGTAAACATTGTACACGAGTTTTATAATCATCCTCAGTAGATCCTATTACTGCAAGTGATATAGGAATAGAGATGGAGTCATATTTTGCTCCATCAAATATTTCTCCATCTCTACTAGATACATTTATAGTATCAATAGACTTCTCTGGTATATATGGTTTTTCTATACTAGTTACTATTGCTAAATCATTTATCTGATTGCCATTAAAATTAAAATAATTATACATAATCTCTCTCGCCTCTAAATCTTTCTTTTTGGTCATTGTAGTAGTCATTGGTTTCTTGTACTGACTTAGCCACCTTTTGTCCCACCACTACTTTGTCCATAAGTATTGGAGTATTAGTATCTTGTAACGCCTTTTTATATTCTTTTCCCATTTCTTTATAGTCGAATTCTTGTTTACTATCTTGCATTGCTTGTGCCATACCTTTTATAGCATAAAGTAAATTACTATCAACTGTGTTTTCACTATTTATATTAATACCAGCTGTACTCATATTAACTTTACCCAAGAATTTATTTGTGTCTATAGTAGTTACTAAGTCTTTGGCATAATCCTTAATAGCTTGTATAGTTTTACCTGCATTCGCCTCAATACCGACAGTTACACCGGCAGGAATCATTTTCCCTACCATGTCTCTAAATACTGTTGATGGGGAATGTATACCCAAAGCATCTTTTGCAGCATTTAAGGCTCTACTTGCTATATTTTGCATTGTGCTAAATAAATTACCAGCCGCATTAGTAATACCAGTAATAATACCGTGTATGATATTACTTCCTATACTCACCATTCTTCCAGGTAAACTACTAATACCGTTTATAATATTATCTTTGAATCTTTGTGCAGCTTCTCTACCCTTTTGAGCAAAATTTGCGGCAAAAGATATTACTCTTGAAATTGTTGATACTAGGAATGACCATACGCGACCTGGTAATTGTTGAATGAATGTACTTACACCATTTAAGAATCTACTACCAGCTTGTTGAGCTCTACTTGCCATTTGAACTACCCAACTTCCAACCCTACTAATAGTAGTTGTTAACCATGTCCATATACGACCCGGTAATTGTTGGATGAATGTAATTACATTTTGTACAAATTTAGAACCTGCTTCATATGCCTTTTGTCCCATTTGTGCTACCCAAAGTACCGCATATGATACCGCAAAACATAACCAATACCATATAGTTGATGGTAAATTACTAAACCATGTTCCTATATTACTTATCATTTGTGGAACAGTTTGAGTGAAGAAGTTTTGTAGTCCTTGTAAGGCATTACTGGCCACAGTTTTTATGTTCTCCCATAGATTAATCCAAAATTCTTTAAAACCATCAATATTATTCCATGCCCATATAAATCCAGCTACAAGTGCTGCAATAGCTGCTATGACCAATACAATAGGATTAGCCATTAATACTGCCCATAAGGAACTTAATGCTCCACCAACAGTACTAACTACTCCTTGAATTATTCCAAATACTGAAGGTAAACCTGACAATACTCCACGTAGTAGACCAAATCCAGATCTTAGTATCCCAATAGTTTCTTTCATTTTAACCCATGCTTGTATCATTTTCCCTATGATTAATAATGTTGGACCGATTGTTGCTGCTAATAATGCTAAAGTTACTATTACTTGTTTAACTGGTGCAGGTAAATTTTTAATTGCTAATAATAATTTAGTTAATAGACCTACTAATAACGAAAGTGGTCCAGTAGAGTCTCCTAAGCTAAGTTGCAATGCTTCCCAAGCACTGCTCAAAGTCTTTAATGCACCTGATAAATTTTGATTCATCATATTAGACATCTTTTCAGCTGTGCCATTGCTATTTTCTAATTTCTTTGTGAATTCTTCTATACTGTCTGCACCGGTATTGCATAAAATTCCCATACCTTTTATAGAGTCTGCCGTAAATGTTGTCATTAGTGCAGCAGTCTTCTGGGCATCTCCCATTCCTTCTGTTGCTTTATCTACATCTGCTATAATATCAGTCATTTCTCTAAAGTTTCCATTAGCATCTTGTACTTGTACTTTTGTATTACCTATTTGTATTGCACCATTTTTCATCTTTTGAGTCATATCTCTAATGATGGCATTCAAAGCAGTACCACCTTCACTACCCTTTAGACCAGCATCTGCAAATTTACTAAGTATTGCAGTAGTTTCTTCCAAACTCATACCCGCATTATGTGCATTGACTGCACAATTCTTAAATGCTTCTCCTAGCATTTCAGTTGTTGTATTCGAGTTAGCTTGTGCATAAGATAGTACGTCTGCCATACGACCCGCTTGGTCAGCCTCTAACCCAAATGCTGTTAAGTAATCCATTTGTTATTAACGTGGAGCTTTTTATCTATTAATAGTAGGTCAATTCCTACATCCACCTCTGGGAGTTTCCTCCATTTTCATCAACTAGTCAATTCTAGTTCAGTTTGGCATATATTTTCACCCTCGTTTAACGTTAGGTTTTCAGATTATCCTATATATAATCGTGTTAAGGGCTCTTGGGAACATTATATTCTATACTTTTCCATAAGAAAAAGCATAGGTTCAGTTCCTATGCTCTACAATGATTAAGGCATTTTAACTCCTTAATTTATCACGGTATTAGTTTATTATTTAAAAATATATCAATTTGTTTTTTATTATTATTTTTGTTTCCAAATTCCTTATGAAATTCTTTATGACATTCAACACAAAGTGTTATTCCGTTATTTATATCCGTTCTAAGTTCTTCTTTTTCTGAATAATTTTCTATATGATGTGCTGCTAAATGTTCCTTTTTATTACACTTTTGGCAAGTATAATTATCTCTTTCTAATACTTTTCTTTTCCATGTATTATAGCCTTCTATTATTCTATGTTCTATTCTGTACTCTTCAGAAAGATCAGGTTTATAATTAGGATTATTTTCTTTTAAAAGAATATATTTTTGATGTTCAGCTTTACATTTTTGAGAACAATATTGATGAATATTATTTTTTATATCCCATTCTGCTCTATTAAACTCTTTCCCACAATATTCACATTTAATCTTAAATGTTTTCCCTTTGAAGTTTGGATTAGATATTCCTTTTAATAGTTGTTTTTGATGTAAACTTTTACAAGTAGTATTGCAATAAAAATTTTTTTTAATGGAACCATCACTATTTTTTAAGTTACAATCTAAAACTTTTATTTTCTCCCCACAATAACTACATGATATTATACTGTTTGCACCTTTATAATTAGGGTTATTTCCCCCTGTATTGAAAATTCTCATTCCTTTAGCTTTACATTTGTCTGAACAATAGTTATGTTTGTTTCTATTTATTTCTGATTTTGTTCTTTCTAATTCTTTCCCGCAAATTTCACACTTTACGGATATTTTTTTATATATTCTTTTATTAGAACACTCTCTTGAACAGCATATTTGTGACTTTTTGCCTTTAAATTTTTTATTACAAACTGGACATATTTTTTCCAATAATATCACCTCTTAATATACTATATAGTTATATTATATCATAATAATATAGCATTTTCAAAGGTTACGATATCACATAACTTAACCTTTACCGTTTTCCCTTAATGCTTTATGCTATGAATTTCTTCATAACCGACCAATTACTTTTAGTCACCAAATCAGATGCTTGTGCTAAATCCATTCCAGATGCTGCCGCTAGATTTAATACCCCTGGTAAACCCGCTGCAGATTGTTGAGCATCCCATCCAGCTACTTTTTTTCATTGTCTAGGCTCTTTATCCTAGAACTAGGCTTTCACCTAGAGTTGGACTATATCATTACCCTCGACTTTTTACGTTAGGGTAGAATGCGCTCGTGGATATTTCTGCATATAAAAAGACACCCTTTTGAGTGTCTATTACTTAGCTTACTTTATCTAGTCTCTACACCTTCTTGAGATTTCTCATCAAGCTTGGTACGGTGTTAGCATGTTTATATAAATAATTATAGATTTTTTGTTTCCTTTTTTCAGAGTAAAAAATTTTAGTTTTATACCATTCTTCAAAATCTTTATCACATTTACTTGAATTACAGCTTATACAAACTGGTATTATATTATCTTTCGTATAGTTTCCACCTTTTGATAAAGGTATAAAATGGTCTTGTGTTGCTCTTTTTAAGATTTTACCACAATAAGCACATTCTAAATCTCCATTATCATTTTTAAAGAAGTTTTTGCAATCTTCCCAGTCTTTTTTAGAAAAATCAGAAATTACATTTTTTTCTCTTGCTGCTCTTACCTGTGACATTCTAACACTTAGATTTTTATATTTTTCAGGGTTGTCATTTTTCCATTTTTTAACCCTTAATTTTATATCATCGTTGTTTTCAATATAATATTTTTTATTGTAATTATCTATTTTTTCTTTGTTTTTTCTGTTGTATTCTTTTTTTCTTAGCAATATTTTATCTCTATTTTCATTGTGATACTCTCTTTGTTTTTCTAAAGTACACGCTTTGCATTCTCCATGGAAACCACCGTTTGCTCTTTCGTAAAATTCATCTATATTTTTTTCTATTTTACATTTACTACAAACTTTACTTTTTTTATTTAGTTCTTTTTGAGTTCTTTCTTCCTTTTTATTTTTAGTATTTCTATACCATTCTTTTTTAGACTCAAGAACTTTTTCCCTATGCTTTTCTCTATATTTTTTCCCTTGAATACTTGCACATTCTTTGCAATAATTTTTATAACCATCTTTAGAATTTTTATTTTTAGAAAAAAGAGAAATATCTTTGTTCTTTTTGCAACTACAACATACTTTATTCAAAGTTTATCACCTCAAAATAATTATATCATATTTGCTATTATTTATCCATCCTACTAAAACTATTTATATAAATTTAGCTTTCACCGTTTCACATTCTTTTTTATGCTATAGATTTCTCTATAACCGCGCTAGCCTTTAACGCCATATATCCTAAAGCATCTGCGCATTCAGAGGCACTAAAAACTGTGGACTCACCAAACTTCTTAGCCGTATCTTCCAACATTTGAAAATCTTTTCCAGTAGCACCAGATAATGCTTGAACTTTTGACATAGCTTGTTCGAATTGCATTTGTGTTTTTACTACGCTAGCACCTAATGCCATTACCGGTGCTGTTATACTGGCAGTAAGCCCTGCACCTACAGTTGATAGTGATTTACCAAAAGAACTTAAGCCTTCAAATTGTTGTTGAGTTTCTCTTATTCGATTTACTGCATCATTTAATCCACTATTGAAATCATTCATTTCTAATCTTAAATGTGCAACTATACTACCTAAATCTACTCCTGCCATAGCCTCACCTCCTTTTATGTAATAAAAAACTGTAAGACTTTTATAATCTTACAGTTACTAATTCATTAATAAATCTAATCCTGGATTATGATGCTTGCTTTCTTGTATATCTTCTATAAACGTAGGCTTTTCACTCTTTCCATCCTTATTTGGTTGCATTCTATTATAAAGATATGTACATGCTTCATCTATACAGTATCGTGCATATATGTCATCGTCTTCTATGCCTAGTATATCACTAGGGCGACATCCGAAAGTTTTAGCAGTACTAATAACATTTATTATTTTCCTACTTTTGAATAAAGGGTATAACTGCATTAACAGTTCCCGTTGATTCACTCATTATTTGCATCTTTTGAGTATCAGTCATAAACATTTTTATATCATCAAATAATGGTTCTACCATGCAATCTCTACAGATAGTATCTATCATTTCCATTACCATTTTAAGTTCATCTGGATTCATATCAGATGTATCAACTTTTCCTTTTGATTTTTTATTACCTTTACTAATAAATAAATCATCTACTGTTTGTAATAGATTATTAGGAAGTTTTCCCACTGCTATCATTCCTAACATACTCGCAGGTTTTATTCTTACTTCGATTTTTTCGTTTGGTTCAAATCCATCTATTTTTATAATTCTTGTAGCTTTATTTTTAAAAGCTTCAGCACTTATAACACTCATTTATATTCCTCCTAACAGTTTTCTAAACTACTGGATCAGTTGGTACTTCCTCAACAAAAGTTATTTCTTTTATTGGAAGATTGGCTTTCGTATTTTCTCTTGCTTTTATCTTAAATTCAGGTGCGTAATATCCGTCCCCAACTTCCATATCTGGGAATTTTCCATAGCATTTATTAAGAGTAATTTTTACATAATTTACTATGGAGTCTCCTGAATAGTTTGCAACGTATATATCGCATTTAAATGGTTTCCCTGTAAATCCTTCTGTCATCATTGGAGTAGACCATTTTTCTTCATTACCAGAACCAGTAACTTTATAACCTGCAACTAATTCAGCTGCTTTGGCATCAAAAGTATTATCAGTTAAAGTCATATCATATCCATAGATTAAATCATTAGTTCTCACAACTGCAAGTATTTGTTCTGGACTTCTTAATATATCTTCATCACCTTCGCTTAACACAGCTTCTAATTCTGCCTTTTGTGCAGTTTTAATGTGAGTTACTATTCCACTACTTTTAGCAGCTCCAGTTGACTCATCAAGTTCAGTCAGTACAACTTTCTTGATATTGTATAATATCGCCATGCGTTTCAATCCTCCTTTAATAAATATAAGTACTCGGCGTTTTGCATGATACCGTTGATATGTAGCAATGCAAATTTTCATCCCAGTACTCTTGCTTTAATTCATGTATTACTTCAATGTCATTTTCAGTTAACATTCTTATAACTTTTTTTCTTAATTCATCTAACTTAATTGGACTATTAGGACAATAAATATATATAATCCATATGTCCCATCCGGCCAAATCGTTATTCATGCTAGTTAACACGCTATTTTGTTTTAATACCAAAGTATCTTCTGATATTTTGCTTTTAACTTGTTGCGTTATATCGACTTTACATATTTCACTTAGCATTTCATATATTTTAATACGGTTCACATACATTCACCGCCTATAATCTCAGCGCTAATAACATACTTTTAAATGTTTCAATTTGGCTATCTCTAGCTTCTTCTAATATTTTATATTTACCTTCAAAAGCTCTTCTAGTCTCAAGCCATATACCATAGTCAACACCATGAGTAATAGATATATCAAGTGTTGTTCCTTCCCATTTAGCATCTGCAGTAATTCCAGCTGTTGCACTGCCAGTTCTATCAATCCATTTATGATTAGATTGAGCATATTCTTTCATTTGAGAAGCTACGGTATTACCTATGGTAGTTATTCCTGCCTTAGTTCTTTGGTCCATATTTCTTAGGTTGTTTATTACTTCACTAGCATCTATAGTAATATCACTCATTTAACTCAATCCTTTCAATCGGTATTTCATATAATAAATTGTAGTGTACTATGTCTAAGAAAATCCCAACTCTATAATAAACCCCATCAATTTCAAGATAATCATCTTCTTGTATAAGAATATCTTTCTCATAAGGTATGTATAAAGTTGCCGAGGCATCTAACTCTATAATTCCTTGTCTCTCATTAGTTTTAGTTGGTAAACGTGAACTACTAGCATTGTCTATAATTCCTTTTATTGTACCTATATATGCCATATTCTCGTCTAAATTTTTACATCCGTATTCATCCTCACTATAAATATCCCTGTATACTTTTATCTCTGTGCCATATTGATTGATAACTGCATCAACTTTTGATTTTATAGCATTAATATTCATCTGCTCTACCTACGCACTTCCCAGTTAAAGATTTAGATATAGTTGAAGTACCGCTGGGATTTGCCATCCATTTTTTATAAAACATTTGAGCTAAATTTTGCCACATTTGAGAATTGTTTTTTATACTGATTGGTCCAATTGTAATATCTTGAGCATCTGCTTTCATCATGCAAGCAACATAACATAATTCATTCATGTCATCATATAAATTGCACATAGCTTCTAATTGATCATCTGAGAAATACGGATAATTTTCTTCTTGTAAAAATATTTTCGCTTGTTCTACATTTAACATTAAAATTCCTCCTTACATTAAAATACCCCTAGGAATAGAAGTCTCTAAACCTAGAGGTTATATAAAAGGAATATAAATGAGCTAAATTATATTATATCTCCTGCGCTACCACCTGTTTTAGCTGCACTTATATCTGCAACTGCACAATAATCAATTGCTTCAAATGAAGGTATCATTACAGAAGATACAATTGTAACAATATTAACAGGATGTTTTTCTTTGTAAGTAGTTATTGCAGTTCCTGTGTTCACTATTGATACTTGAGCATCTGAGCCTGTCATAAGGTCTGACTCTTCAGGAGTTGTTCCATACCAAGTTTGTCCTAAATTACCAGATGGCATTATTGCAACCTTATTATCTTCTATCAACGCTACTGGAGTTGTAGATGCTAATCCTGTTGAGTTATCTAAATTTGCAACTTTTTTAGCATATACAAATATAGAACAACCAGTAACATTTTCGACAAATGCTTTTAATTGAGCTTCAGATACAAAATAATTAGTATTGTTATCATTAGGGTACATCATTAAATGTATTTTTTTGCTTTCATATAATTTTAAGAAAGTATTTCTATTCATAACAAGTCTTGTTGGTCTAGTTCCTGTTTTAGTTTCCATATAATCACACCAAGCTATTATATCTCTAACTGGATCAGATGTATCATTTCCCCATCCTGCAGTACCTTGTCTCGGTTTGAAATTATTAGTTTGCCCATAATCATATATATATTTTGCTCTTCCGTCTGCACTTACTACACTTATTTTACCTTTTATTAATAGTTGCATTCTCATTATTTCAGCTTGAACCCTAACGCCTTCTACTAGTCTAGCAGACTCGTTGAATATGTTTCGTATAAGAGGCAAAGCTAGTTCTTGTTGAGGATTATTAAGTAAAAGATTTATTTGTTGTCTATCTTTTTCGCCTATACGCATTGCTTCTCTGAAGAACGCCATTTCAGTAGCAACAGCTTCGAATCCTTCCTTTTCTCTTAATCTTGCTTTAGCATCATAGTTAGAAGGTTGTATTGCCACTGGTAATCCGTTGGACCCTTTTAACCAACTTATATCTGTTCCCAATTGTTTTTGTGCTGGGAATAAAGTTTCGCCAAAGTATGGTATTTTATTTTCTGGCTTATCCATTACAAAAGCAGCTATTGCTTCAGATGTTATATAATCATACAAATTAATATTCATATTATTTACCTCCTTTGAATTATTGTGCTATTACGTGAATTAATGGTGCATCTAGGTTAGCTGCATCTTTTAGTCTATCTTTTCTAACGAATCCATGAACAAGTACTGTTACATTTACATAGTCATCAGTATTTTCAGTATAATCATTTAATTTTACTGTATTGAATACTATTGCGTTTCCTGTAGCTTTAGTTGAGCTTGCTGCAGCAGCAGATTTAGTAACAGTTCCATCATCTGCAAGTGCCACTACTTGTCCAGCTAATAATGCTTTATTTCCTGCTGGGTCAGTAGTAGTGAATGTTTTTAATACTGAATATTCTATTTTAGCAGTTACATTAACGTAATGGTCAGGAAATGCTAAAAAAGTTTTTTCAGGTGCTAATATTTTCTTAGTATTTAAATTTGGCATGTTATTTTCCTCCTATTTTTTAAAGTAATAATCACTATCTATTTGTTCTTCTGAGTTTGATTTGCTTTGTTGTGCCAATGCTTTTCCAAAATCTGATGCACTAACTGTTTTAGAATCGAATAGATTTAGATTGCTTGGTTTTCCAGGGGAACCAAGATTTAAAAAACCCTTGACTGGTTTTGTCTCTGGTTCTTCAATTTCAAATAAATAAGATTTTTCTTTTTTAAGGCTTTCTACTTGCTCTTTAATTCCAGTAACTTCGCCGTTGGTACCTACAGTTATTTTACTTTTATCTAAAAAAGCTAGTATATCTTTACCTGTATTGTCCTTAGCTTTAAATTCTAAGGCCATATCTTTTACGGCATTATTTAATTGCATTTCCTTAACAGTCTTATCATAATTTGCTATTGAATCTTCTAAGACTTTTATCTTTTCAGAAGCTCCTTCTGTGCCTTTTAATTCATCTTTAAGTATACCTATTTGTGTATTTAGTTCTTTTATTTTATCATTGGAGTTTTTAAGCTCCGATATCTTAGAATCTAATCTAGTTTTAGGTACATATATATTTTCTTTGCCGTCATCAACGAAAATTTTACATCCAGCTTCTTTTAAAGCATCATTTATTTTATCCTCTATTTCAGTAGCATTATCTAATCCTGCTAAGAAATCTTTTAATTGTTTTGCCATATTAAATCCTCCTTTTACATCCTGGTGGATGATATATCAATGTTTTTGCTAAAACATAGAAAAAGTATTTTTGTCATACAAGGTTATGAAGTAACCAGGAACTTAATAGGTTATTTGTTCTTTTACGCCTACAAATAATGAAAAAGGCAATAAAAATAAGCCCTATAAGGACTTTATAAAAACCATATTAAGAATAACCACAATGCTATCCACCATAGCGTACTGTTTATTTTTTCTAAAGCTTCTACTATTTTTCTATCCATAATATCTATCTCACGATCTTTTTATTTTCCCATTTCTTATAAGCATCAAAGTACATTTCTTCTTTGTCTCCATTATATGTACATTCATAATACATCCCATCAAATAAAGTAGTACTTAATAATGCTTTATTATTTTGAAGTGTTTTACAACACCAAACCATAAATACATCATCTTTTGTTATTTCCTTTTTATCTGATTTATCTAGATGACTATTTGTATATTTTACTACTTCATATTTACACCAGTCTAAAAATTGTTGTTCATTCATATTATTTAATCTCCTCATATTTCTTTTCAAATACATCAGGTTTACATGGATAATATTCTCCTCTTAATCCTCTAATAATATAATCACCTTGAGTCGCTTTCATAAGTCCTTCTAGAGTTTCTATTAATAAATAGTTTCCATCAGATTGAGGTCTGTTTATCCTATACACCAAGTCATGACATAATTGTGCTTTTCCTTCTGTAAATTCAATAACTTCATCTATTGATGCGTTTGTAAATTGAATAGCTTCTATTTCACAAGGTTTTGTTTTGTATCTTGCCATAATTCTTCCTTATTTATCAATTCTTACAAAGAAATTTTCCTTTAAAGGCTTACAGGTTTCTAAATATTGTTCCCTTATGTTTCTATCTATTCTAGTATCCTCTAGCATAAAAATAAATGAAGCTATTATATCTTTAACTTCATCTAATTCAGTTGCCTTTACTTCTATTACAAATTCATCTGTTTTTTTCATATATATACCTCCCTATAAATCTTCATACAATATATCCATAGTTCCACTGTTTTCTTCTCCTCTAATCCATTTACCTATGTCTTCTGCCATTTGAATATTAGATACTTCTTTTCCATTTATGCAGAATATATTTTCAAGATGACATAATCCATTAGGATGGTCAAAAGGGCAATCTTCTACATCAAATATTTCCCCATCTCTATCCTCACATTGTTGGCAAGTTCTTCCCGCTTGATGGACACTATGCCATTTTAACTTTTGGGCATATGGATTTACTTTGTTTGCATTCTTTTGAGTTAATTGCGCTTGATGATTAAGTGTAGTTCTTGCAAGTCTTAATGCTTCATAATCTATGCCACCATCTCCATACCTATTAGCATAAGCACTACCTAACTTTTCTTTTATCTTAGCTTTATCCCAAGTCTTATGGCCTTGTTTAGCAAATTGAGTTAAATTTTTAGCTATTTCAGTAGCTCCTTTTCCCTCAGCTATCATACTTGTAATAGCTTCTTCTATCTTATCACCACTTCTGCTAACACTTTCCCATAGTCTTTTGCTAAGTCCTTGGCCATCTTTATATATTTGCCCTTTAATCATTTGCTCTATTACTTGCCTATTAACTATATTGGCATTTTTCTTGATTTCTTTGTATAGGTCTGTGTCCTTATAATAATCTACATCTTTCGTTAAAATATCAACATGTGCATTAAGAATATTATCAGTAACTTTCATATTGTATTCTTTAATAATTTTTAGAATTTCATTATGTAATTGTTTGCAGTATGCTGTTCTTGCTATTTGAGTTGCATTTTTCTTATGTGAATTAGCTTTATATTGCTTCAACATACTATCAAAAGCTTTATTATATGCTTTAAGTATTGCTTGTTGCTCTTGCTTATTAAGTTTTAATTTGTTTCTTTTTAGGTAATTATTTAAATCGTTTAAATATCTATTCATATTAACCACCCAAATATTTTTCTTTAAGTTTTTTACCTCTTATGCAATTCTTAGTTTTTATAATATGATAATCTCTTATAGCTTCTTTATCGTTTACATCACTAATCATCTTATTTCTTAGCTCTATAGCTTTAAGCATATCTTCTCTAAGCTTTTCATCTGTTACATTCACAATGTACTCTTTATAACATTCAGGACATTTAAAATAAGTTATTTGCATATTATCTTTTTCTTTTGTGTGAAGTTTTATTGTGAATTTTCTATTGCATTTATCGCAAATTGCTTTATCCATTGCTTTCACCACCAGCATTAAAATCATCTAATCCACTAGAACTATTAAGTGTCATATTAAGTTTATCTTGTTCATCTAAGATTTCTTCAAATTCTTTATCTGCTTCTTGTGCTTCTCCAAAGTCTCTAATATATGATTGATGAGAACGTACATTAGCTTCAACTTCTTTCATAGCTAATTCTTTTGTCTCTGTTTCATCATCTGGTATTGGATAATTATGATAAAATTCTAATGATGTATTTAAATTTAAATCCTCAATGTTTTCTACATCTCTATAAAGATTTCCTTTGTTGACAGTTTCAATTATTATATCTATTAACCATCTAAATGCATCGTCCCATTCTTGCCATTTTTCTTCACATCTTCCTATTAAATCATCATTTAACATTCTAAGTGCTTTGCCGCTTGCTACATTAACTAATGACTCTGGCAAAGGTTGGTCCATCAACTCGTACATATCCTTTTTTAGCCCAGTCAAATAACTATCGGCTGCAGTTTGAAAGTTAAATGCAGAAGTTAATTTACCATATGTAGGAGTAGGAATATTCCCATCTATTGTTAAGCTTTGGTCTCCTTTTAAATCAATTATTGAACCAGGAGCTATTTTAATACCAGCAATAGAATTAGGATCTGCATTTACAAATACATCTTGTTCAAACATTTTAAATTTTAATGCATCTCTATAATCGGAAATAGTTCTATTATAGCTCATGGCCATATCCATTAAATCCTTTATGTCGCTGTGCCCTCTTATATCTCCCGTTAATCCATCATTGAATATTATTTTACATGGCAATTGATTCAATCCCGTATTCCATTCCTGTTTAATCTCTTCTTTTTCTTTTTCACCATTTTCATTCACTGCTTCTATGTATGCTTGAGTATTTATGCCATCAACAACTTGATAAGTTGCCCAGCATTCATTACCTCTCATTTCATATATCCATTTATGCCATCTTTGTTCAGTCTGTAGTTTACCTATAGTCGTTTCATCTTGGTATGCTATTTGTACTTTTATCAATTTATCGCAATCATTTGGGTCATATTCATATGTGAACTCTGGCATTGTATAAAATCTAAACCTAATAGGTTTTTCTGATAAAACATTTCCTTGGTCGTCTATATCAGTAATTAAGCAAAGCATTACTCTTTTACCAATTGTGCAATCTAAAAAAGCTTTAGAAAATTTATTCCAAAACTTACCTTCATTTAATATTTTATTTATTATAGCTTTTTTATTATCAGCCCTTTCAACATCTGCTCCATCGATTGATTTAATAATAAAATCTGGTTTTACCGCGGTCATAAATCTTTTCTGCTTTTTCATTAGCTTCTTAGTTATATTTCTGATTTCTCTAGTAGGTTTATAATCGTCAGTTTTTACTTTCCATAGTTGCCCTCTTTCATCTTCTGTATCATCTTCAATTGTTTCTGGTCTACCTTCATAGAATTCATAATATTTTTTTACTTCCTGTAGTTCTTTGGCGAACTTGGTATCAGTACTATTTAATCCCAGTAATGACTTTTCTATTTTGTTATATATATCCACTTTATCACCTCCTATTCTCTTGCTCCTTTACCGCTAAATAGTTTAAGCTCTCTATCAAATGTTCTATGTATAGTTGTATCTGTCATTAGTGCATATCTTATCTTGTCCATGGCATGGTCATTTATTTTTACAACCTCTTCTTTTCCTTTATCTAATTTATCACTATCCCATACATACGAACCAAATTCTTCTATATCATGAATGCAGCTTGGATCTAAAGTGAATTTATTTATATTAAGTAAATAAGATACCATTTGTATTCCTATTTCTACATTATTTTTAGCTGCTATAATTCTTATATTATGTCTACTAAAATATTCATCCTTTAGTAATTCTACTCTTAGTGGTGCTGCACTTGGGTCAATAGCAATATATTCTGGCATAACCATGTTTTCTCGTATAAAATTCTTTAAATCTGACACATACTCTTTTACTGTCTTTTGCCCTTCTTCTCTACCATTATGATAATAAGATGATATTTGATGATATCTCTTTTCAGGTGCGTAATATCCAAATATGCCAAAAGTAGTGGCATTTTGTATCCCAAAGTCTCCAGCTATAAATATCCTTGTCCAGTTTCTTTTCATTTGAACTGCGTGTATTTCCGGATTAAACATAGGATATATAGCTCCATCTGCCACTGCCCATTGCATTTGTTATCGTAAAGGCTCTTTATCCTTCACTTCTATACATTTCTATATAGTTCAGACTATCTCATAACCTTCAACTTTACTTGGTAAGGTTTTGGATTTCGTGTTACTCGATGTGTTCGTAGAATTTAATAAATAAATCAAATTTATTTCTCATGCTTTCAATTTGCATAACATATGGTTTAATTAAATTCCAAATGATTAATGCATTATCTTTATTAAAATATAAATATTCATATTTTTTATCTTTCATAATTGAACCTTCTATCCTATATGTTTGTTCAAAATGTTCAAGAATTAATAGTTGTTCTTCGTGTGAAAAATTATGAGTACATAATTTTAATGCAGGTTTTAAATAATATTCAGTTCCGTCTTTATGATGTTTTTTTCTTCTATAAATTCCGCCATCATCCATAAACCAAATTGCTAAAGCCATTGGTGAATTTATATATTTAATAACTTTGTTACAAGTTTTTATATTGTCTTTGTATATCCATTTCCCTATTATGCTTAAATATTTTGAATTTTTTATTCTCATTCTTTTTTGATTAATTATTTTGTCTTTATATTTTGTTTTTATATCATATATAACTGGTTCTTTTTTAAATAATTGAAAAGATTTTAATAAATTAGTTTTCCAAAATAATTAATCAAAAAAG